AGTTGAAGGTAATTTCTCCCTCTGCGTGATAGTTCCAGGCGGTAGGCTCAAAGCTAATGCCGCCGGAGTAGATCCCCAGGCGGAACTCATCCGGGTGGTAGTCGTCCGTCAGCTGACGGTAGGACGTGGGAGCCAGGAGCCAGGACCGCGCCGCCGCGGCGTACTCTTGGAAGCTCCCCACAAAAAAGGCGGGGTACTTGACGATGATGTTCTTGTATCGGCCGTTGTCAAGGATGAGATCCCCGTTGCGACCGGGAATGGTGATCGATGTCACGTCCCGCGCCGGTGCGTCGAAGGTGGCTTCCCCGGAGCAGGCAATCCCAAATTCGGTACAACTGCGGCCATTGAAGATGAAGGATCTCATAGCGCTGCACTCTCCCTTTCTACTGCCGCCTGGATCTCCTCCATAACGGCCTCGGCCAGCTGCTGGACGTCCTGCCCCGGTGCGCCGTTGACGGTGACATACACGCCGCCCAGGTTGGAAGTATTGGTATTGGTGGTATTGTTTACCGTGGGCGACGCTGCAGAGGCGCTTTCTGCCATGATGGCGGCGACTTCATGAGCCTCCGCCTCCACGGCAGCCTTACGCTTCTCCATGCCGACTATCCATCCTTCGTCCCAATAGGCGCCTGATCGCTCAGAGCTTTTGGCGGGAGAGTTGATTTCAAGGGTACGATTGCCCTGATTGATAACACCCCTTGCCAGTTCCTCCGCGGCGGCAGCCACCCGGTTTTTCTTGGAGAGGATGCCTCTTGCAAGGCCCTCTCCATAGTTGGCGCCGGCAGACTCGCCGGCTCCATTCATGAGAGAGGAGATCCCTGTGACCGCGGATTCATACTCATCCGCATACTTTTGCACTTCCGCTTCGCCGCGCTTGATGGCCTCACTGAGTTTATCTACCTCATCGCCCCAGGCCTGGGCTTCACTGGAGGCCATGCCGTACTCCGTTTCCAAATCCCGGACAGCTGCGACCGCAGCATTGTAGGCCTCAGCATCACTGGTAGAGGTAGCAGCAAGTTTGGCTTGTGCCTCAGCAAGCTGTTCTCCGAGCGCTGCTGCCCGTTGCGTGGCCTCAGAGTGCCGCTCAGTGGCTTCACGGAGCTTCAGCTGATTGTCATAGACTTCCATTTGGGCATCGGCCATGGCGGAGAGAATGGAGTTATAGCGTTCCTGCAGGGCCTGCTGGATGGCAGCATCACGGAGGGCGCGGATCTGCTGTTGCAGGCTGTCTACGTTCTTGTTGAGGGCGCCGGTGTTCTCATCAATGGAGAGATTTAGCTCCGGGTAGATCCCGTTCAATTCCTCAACAATTCTGTTTCGCTCATACTCCTCAAAGGCTGTCCGATTGGTCTGATGCTCCAGTTCGTATAGCCGGGTGATCAGGTTTTGGGCCTTGCTATAGTTCTCCTGCAGCCTGGCGCTGTTAGTGGAGTATTTGTCATTTGCATCCGTAACCGCTTTTTCCAGGTTCTGCGTGGACTTTGTGAGGCCGTCCAACGTATTGGACGTATCCGGACTCACATGAGCAATGGCCGCGATCCCCGCTACCAGGGCTGTAGCACCGATGGCAGCCGCGCCGAAGGGGTGGGCCGCCACAATGGCAAAAAGCCCGGGCAGCGCACCGGATACGGTGCTGATCACGCCCAGGAGCTTGCTGCCGATTGAGAGGGCGGGGGACAGCGCGGCAACGGCAGCGCCGACCGTAACAATGCCCTGGAGCGTCCGTGTGTCCAGTTCGGACATCTTTTCAATGCCGTTGCCCAGAATTTCGAAGAGATGTTCCGCCACCGGCAAAAACGCCTCCACGGCCTTTGCGCCGTTTACGGCAAGGGTGGCCTTGATGTTTGCCTTCAGGGTGTCAATCTTGTTATTGACACCATTCAGACTATCAAGGGTCTGCTGGTCCATAATGAGGCCCAGCCGCTCCGCCTGAGAGCCCAGCTCATGAAGAGACTTACCGCCGTCATCGATGATGCCGGCCAGGCTGTCCGCGGACTTGCCGAAGAGCGTCATGGCCAGCGTATCCTTCTCGGTCTCGTTCTCCACCTGGGAGAGAGCCGATACGACCTCCCAGAAGACGTCTGTGCTGTTCCGGAGCTCTCCATTGCTGCCCCGCACAGAAACGCCCAGGCGATCCCAGGCGGCTTGTACGTCCTTGGAAGTGGAGGTCATGTTCCGCTTCATTTTTGTGGCCGAGCTGGAGACATTGGAAAACTCCACATCGATCAGGGAGGATGCATACTGCATCTTTTGGATCTCCGCGGTCGTGAAGCCGGTCTGCTTGGCCAGTGTATTCAGATCGTCAGAGGCCGTGATAGCACCATAGGCAGCGGCGCCAAGGGAAGTCACCACGCCGGCGGCCGCAGCGGAGAGAGCCTTGGTATTGTTGGACGCCGTCCGGAGCTTATCGGAGGCCTGGGCTGTTACGGCGCTGATCTGTTCAAAGCGGGCGTTAAACGATGCAGCGGCAGCCTCCGCCTGCTTGAGCGCCTGCTCCGTATCGGCGACTTCCCTCTGGAGGGCTTCATACTGCTCCCGGGAGATCTCGCCTTTGGCGAACTGGGCCTGTGCCTGGGCCTCGGCCTCCTTTACGGTCTGAAGCTTCTGACGCGTCTCCTCGACCGCCTGGTTGAGGAGACGCTGTTTCTGACTGAGCAGATTGATATTTGTAGGATCCAGCTTCAGGAGCTTATTGACGTCCTTCAGCTGGCTCTGTGTATTTCGAATATCCTTATTGACGCCGGCCAGCGCTTTGGATAGGCCTGTAGTGTCGCCGCCGATCTTAATTGTGATTCCTTTTACCCGATCAGGCATTTGCCCCTCCTTAGTACTTGCCGAAAAACCGTTCGATATCGCTCTGGTCTCCCCGGATCGGCCATTCCTCCCGGTCGTTGGCCCGCTCTATGTACATGTCATAGACGGTGCCGATGTCCAGATGGTCCAGCATCTCCCAGGAGATTCCCAGCTCACAGCAGCGCAGCATGAACTGCGCCGCTGTATAGGGTCTCACGGTTGCGCGTCGTTTTTTTTTGCCTGGATCGTGGCGCCGGTTTCCTCCCGCCAGAGGGCGAGGATGTCCGGGATCGCGTCATAAATGGCATAGACGCCGTCAAGGCTGTCCAGGAAGTCAGGCAGGTCATTCCCAGCTTCCGGATCCCCGCCGTTTTTCGCAGCGAGGTAGACGAAGCGCTCCAGAATCACCATGGTGTCGCTGCCGGCGGAAGAAGAGACCACGCGGAGCATATCATCCATGAGATCCGCCCCGAAGCGCTCCCGATACTCAAAAGGCAACCGCGCCGTCACCCGGAGGCGGACAGCGCGGCCCCCGATCTCTAACGTCCTCTCCATCAGGCGGCATCGGGGTCATAGACCGCGGTGAACCATGCGTTTTTCACGGCGTCCGGGGTTGTAGCGGTAGTACGGGCGCAGATCAGATGATTGTCTTCCCTGGGGGAGGCGGAGATGGTGCTGGTCTGCGTGGTGGGCGTTTTGCTGGTGGTGTTGGTGGAAGAACCGACCCCCGGCCGGGTACCCGTGCAGTTATACATGCAGTAGCGGGATCCGGTCTCATCGCCGTCGATCTCAAAGAGCAGAGCGAAGGCAGCGGGTTCACCGTTGGAGTATTCCAGGAGCACCTTGTCATCGTTATCGAGAACAAAGTTCCAGATATCCATAAGCATCTGCTGGGGAAAGAGGGCCATCTCCAGGTCGCCGGAGTAGCCGTTGTTCTGTGCCGCCACGAAATACTCAATGCCGTCGGCGTGGAAGGTGGAGATCTCACCGGACTGGGCCAGATTGAGATTCACGGCGCCGGGAACATGGACCGGCGTGGCATAGGTGGGCTTGCCGCCGACGGTGGCATTGGGGGTCTTTTTGGAGTAGTGGACGTTATGAATATTGAACTGTACTTTATCAGACATGATTAAACCTCAATTCTGTAGGCAGTCATCCAGACGTCGTCATCGTCCAGATGACCGGGTTCCTTTTCCCAGTAGATCTTGGCATCATTCAGTGCCGCCTCCACCAGGGCTTCCTGCGCGGGGTCCTTTACCTGGGTATAGAGTTCGATCTGCACGGGGAGGGGGCTATAGTAGACCACGCCATCCGCGGAAAAGTTATCTGACGGCAGGACGATGAAGCAGATAAACGGGAGAGGCGGCGCCTCTCCATCCGGGAAGGCCCAGAACGCAACGCGCTCCGGGCCATAGCCGGGGATCCCTTCCAGCAGGGATTTGATATCATCCAGGGTCATAGGGCCTCCTTCAGACGGCGGATCAGCTCCTCGGCCGCACGTTCCTCAGCCGCTCCGATATGGGGATAGGCCTTCACACGGCCATAGGTACGGCCCCCGCGCTTGAGCGCGTGGCCATGCTCCAGCAGGTGGGTCAGCCGGTAGTGATCTTTGTTGTAGACCACTCTGGAGGACTGGAGAGCGCTTGTGCTCCGCTCAGACTTCTGGGCCCAGCTCTTTGCGTATTCTCCGCTCCTGCGAGGGGAGGAGCTCTTTAGGCTGCTCACCGTGGATTTCGCGGTCTCGGATACTGCGTCTTGAACCGCGGAGACTGCAAGCGCCTCATAGTCGCTCAGTACGGAGACGATGGCAGATGCCAGGCCTTCGATATTGACTGTGTCAGCCATTTCGCGCCCTCCTCTCCAAATAGAGCTCCATGTAGTCGCTGCCTTCCGGTTGATAGGTGCGGTAAATGGTGTATTCCTTCCCGTTTACCACAGCCTGCTCCTCACCCTCATAATCGGCGGCAAAGACTTCCACCGTCAGCTCCGGACGCCGCCCGGCATGGCCGGCGTTATACCACTCAGACCGGGTGACGTCCTTGGTGCGGCAGAAGATGCTGCGCGTGACGGTCGTCGGCACTCTCTGACCGATGCTGTCCACCGTCCAGGTGTTCACTATGAGATCAATGAGATTATCCAACGCTGTCGCTCGCTTTCTCGGCGATCACCCGGTCATTGAGATCCAGCCGCAGCATGGGTGGCATGGCGTCACCGTTTGCCCGGTGGCGCCATTGCCATGCCGCAAAGGAGACAACGAGCTGCGCGTCATCAATGTTTGCGTCGGTCATGAGGGTGATCCCTCGGCGCTGGATCCGCCGGGTGGCTGAGGCCAGATACTCCTTCAACCGATCGTCATAGCCGGTGCCGGAGATCCCAAGATCGACCTTCAGGGCTTTCAGCAGCGCTGCCTCATCCATGGCTTACTCCTTCAGATCAGGCGGAGGCCTTCTTGGCAGTGACAACCACAAAGCCCTTCTTGACGGTCACGTCCACGTCGGCGGTGACTTCGCCGCGGACGGTGATCAGGCCCTCACCGAATTTGTAGCCGTCGCTTGTCTCCACGTCAAAGCCGCCCCAGAGGGCCAGCTCCGCGCACTGAGGATTGCCGTAGAACATGGTCTTCTTGGCGGTGGTGGTCAGGGAGACGGTGGCCAGAGAGGTGACGTCCTTGCTGAGGCAGTAGCGGCAGCTGAGTCCGTGGTTATCCTTGATGACGCCGGTGCTGGGGTTGGCGGCATCCGGCAGGATGGTGTACACAGGCAGATACTCATTCTTGCCGCGGACGGCGGCGAAGGCCTTCAAATCGTCCTTGGTCAGGAAGAGGACAGCGCTGCCCTCGACGCCCTCATCACCGCCATAGGACAGGATGATCTTATTGAGAAGATCAGCGTCAAAGAGGGCGGCGCCGGTGGTGTCGGTGGAGGCGGCTACAAGAGCCAGGGAGTCGTTCAGGCTGGAAGCCTGGATCGCTGCGGATGCCACGGAGTTCAGCTTGCGCCGCAGGCTGCGCCGGGCGGACTCGGTGACCTTCTCCTCATAGGCCAGGGGGGACTGCTTGCGGATCTCCTTGGAGATGTAGGCAATCGTGCCGTAGTTGGTGGGGGTCAGCTCCACGCTTCCGAAGGTGGGCTCTCCCTCGCTGGGAGCGCTGCCCTCAGTGATCGCCGCGGCGTCGTTGGTGTCGGCGGCCATATACGACACCTTATAGCTGGCCATGCCGGTGCAGTCGGTCAGTTTAATGAGATCAATCAGGCTGCTGACATGGTTGCCGGCGGCGTCATTAATGCCGGAGACGCCGGTGGGACCGACGACGCCGGTGCTGGTGCTGAGGACGGCGGACCGGATCAGGCTCCGGATGTCCTGGAAGGTGTGACGGCCGGTGCGCTGGAATTCCTGCGCCTCCCGGAGGGTCATGCGGTTGGGCATAGATCGTTCTCCTCTCTGGCGGGCTTCCATCCCGCCCTCATTGGTGCCGGCAGGGGTCTCCGGCGTATCGATCGCCGCTTCCTGAGCTCTCTCAGCCTCGGCGATATCGTCCATATACTTCTGCACTTCCTTGACGGTGTCGTCCAGGGAGGTGCGGACCTCGGTCATCTCCTTCTCCAGGGCCTCAACCTGCTCCTGGACGGTAGAGATCTCCTCCTCGGTGTTGGCCTCTTCAATGGCCTGGGTCAGTTCGCTTTCGCGGGTGGAGAAGCTGGAGAGCTTGCTGCGAAGCTCGGCCTCCCGCTTCTGTGCCTCCTGGAGCTTTTTTCTCAGGAGGATGGTTTTCAGTGCCATGATTTCATCCTTTCTTTCAGTTGCTTCCGTCTCAGCTCCACACGGCGCCGGCGGATGGTGTCCATGTCGTGTCTCCGCGCCTCTACGGACGTCTCCTCATAGGCGGGGAAGGTCACGACGCTTACCTCATAGAGGACCACCTCGCGAATGATCCAGCAGTGGGTATGCGCTACAGGATCCTCCCGGTACTCCTCATCAATGATATCGAAACCAAAGGAGCACTGGCTGACGTCACCCCGCTGGACGCGGGCATAGAGGTTCATGGCGTCGCTGTCACTCTCATTGATCTTGATAACTCCGTATAGACCGTGCTCATCCTCTCTCAGTGTGAGGGTGCCCACGGTGGTGCGGCCCAGCACAAGGGTGGTCTGGTGATTGACCAGGGCACGGATATCGCCGTCCAGGGTATTGCGGAAGGAGCCGGGCGCGATCTCCTCCCAGGCATTGTCCCAGAGCTCATATCGGCTGTTGAAAACCGCAAAGTAGCCCTCAATAATCGGGCCGTCATCGTCTCGCGTTTTGAAGGTCCCCGGAATGCTGCGCAGCTGCATGGTCCGCCGGGCCGGGTTGATTGGCTTACTCATTGGATCCTCCTTGCAATAGTTTCTTCTGGTCCCCGATCTTGGCAACAGGGATAAAGTTTTCCAGGATCAGGAGCTCATCCAGCCCCGGCAGGGGTGCCAGGCCAAGCCAATTCCGGACCTCGTTGCCAGTCATCAAGCCACGGATCCGCAGATCCTGACCAATGCCGGCCAGCTCCTTCAGATCATAGGCATAGAGGCTGCGGGCATTGAGCTTGAAGTATCTTTCATCGGAGATCAGCAGCCCTTTTGTGAAAACCTGCTGGATCACCTGGGCAATGTACATCAGACGGGTGGAGATGAAGGTGTTGTGCTCCTCCTTGTTGAAGGATCCGGCGCCGACGACGTAGCCGGGGACGCCGATCAGGGATGCCACGGATTTCTTGTCCAGCTCGATTCCGTCTTTGACGGCCAGATCATTCAGCGAGAGTGGCTTGACCTGCATAACCTTCATAAGCTCCGCCGGAATAACCAGGGGCTTCTTTTGGTCGCTGCGCTTGATGTAGGCGTCCAGGATCTTGTCGCGTTTTTCCTCATCGCTGAGGTCAGAATCCGAATTGACGGCAATGATCAGAGGCGGCTTATACTCGCTGGACATGTAGGCCAGCTTTGTCTCGGCCGTCTGCGTCATGCTGTCCAGGACCTGCTGCAGGGGAATCCTCAGTCCCAGGCCGAGCCATGGCCGGGCAGGATCCGGACGGAGGGGGAAGTGCAGGACTTCATCAGGCTCATAGGCGATTCCCTTATAGACGATTTCGTAAGGGGTGCCGTCAGGCTTCAGCTGTGCCCTGGCGCCTGGCAGCGGCAAGAGGTCCTCCAGGCGCCCGCCCGCCGTCACCGGCAGCACAAAGGCGTTTCCGTCGGCAAGCATTTGCCAGGCGATCCAGCCCATAAGGGTCTGCCGGGTGCCCAGGGAGTAAGGTGTGATATCCACCTGCCTGGCCAAAGCGTCCCGGATCCGGTCATCGCCATTGTCACCGTTTCGGAAGAGCTGAAGGGTCATGCTGGCAATCATGTCGCAAATCCACCAGATGGCGCCGGCGACCTCCGGGACATCGATCAGACGGTGATACCCGGAAGGAACAATCACCCCGGGGCTTGTAAGCTGTAGCCCCACCAGGGATGTACTTGGTGCGGCGCTGCGCCGCTGCTTTGCGATTACACGGGGCACGTCGGCCCTCCTTCCTGTGTCCGGTTCGGACACTTTTATATGTGCTGCCGTCTCTTCTGGCGCTCCGCGCCTTTGATTCTGAGCTCCAATACCGCCTGCTCCGCAGACTCGGCGACCCGTTCCCGTTGGTGGTCCATGCGGTGAACCTCTCTTGCGGCGAGATATCGCTCGCAGGAGCCGTGACAGCCGGGGCAGCGGCCCTTGCACTCAGCG